AAAAAGAATATGATTTGATCATGTCTATTCGAAATTATAAAAAATCCTACCCTAACGGGTATCCCGAAATCCTTTGGTACATAGAGAGATTATTTAACGAATTACTCGATGACATGGATGACAAAGAAGAAAATAATAATAACCCGATACTTTAAAAGTATCGGGTATAAAAAACAACAACATGGAAATAGTAATGAACACGGCAAAAGAGTCACAGAGCATGAAAAAGCAATTGGCTGATCTACTGGTGGCCATATCATGGGCTGATTTATCCAGAACTTATTTTGGGAAATCAAGTTCCTGGTTATATCATAAAATGGACGGAAGAGATGGTAACGGAAAACCAACGAGTTTCACGGCAGAAGAGATCGAGGAGTTGAAAGGGGCTCTACTAGATTTATCCAACCGTATTCGCCGGGCAGCAGAAAGCATTTAAGGTCACGGGTGCATATCCCCCGTTGAACAAAAGTCGCCCGTAGACCTTCGGGCGCAAGTATAAAAAATGGATGCAGAATCAAGCGCGGTATTCTTTTTAATTCAGAACTTTTTTGTACACGCTTGAAGTCCTCGGAGGTGATCCGGGGATTTTTTTGTTGCTTAATTTTTTTCTGATATTTGTTAAATCGCTGATTTTTTATTCAACTATTTGATTATCAATAAAATATGTGATTATTTTCTTGGAAAATTAAAATTGTTTTATTTATCTTTGTTGCGTTAAATTTAAAACACATAGTTAACAATAAAACACATTGAAATGGAAACAAAAAATCAAAATTCACAGGTGGTGGCAACCATAAATGGATACCAAATTGTAGTGATGAACGCTGACCAAGAAAGATTGATACCGATTAAACCTATTTGCGAGGCGTTGGGAATTGACGCGAAGACTCAAAGAAACAAAATTCAAGAGGATGATATTTTGCATTCAGTTGGGGTGTTGGAGACCTCAACTGGAGCCGACGGGAAACAGTATGAAATGTTCTGTTTGCCCCTTCAATATATCTTCGGGTGGCTTTTTACAATCAACCCGAAGAACGTGAACGAATCTTCACGAGGAGCGGTGATCAAATACAGGCGGGAGTGTTATGATATACTATACAAGCACTTCTTCGGTAATCTCCGGCGTCAAATCGAGATTAACACGCAAGAAATATCCCTCCTTGAAGAAATTAACCAATTGAACGAGCAAAAGAACGAATTGACGAATAATCTTAGACAGAAGAAATTCAAGTTAGATAAAATTCGTGAAGCCCGATTGAAACATGATCCAGAGTTGGATTTTATTGATTGAGTTATTGAATAAAGAAAGCGGGGAAATTTTCCCGTTTTTTATTTTGCAATCTCGCAACTTTTCCCCACATTTGCAGTGTTCAAATCAATCACAAGGCGGAGATAGACCGCCCGCATCCGTGGAGCGGATTTTTTTATATCTATCAGGAAACAATGTTGTAAAATATAGCGGTGTGTACCCCCGTCTATGTACTATAATGGTATATAGAACCCTTGTGATAGGATTTGAACAACGGGAAAGGCACACCGTTTTTTCGTGTCTAAAATGTTCAAAAAATATCACACTATGGAAAACAAACCATCCAACCTACAAGGAAACTTCACCTTGAACTACAATCACGGTGCAACCAAAGTAGAACTCCCCCACTACAACCTAGATGGAGTTCTAAACGAAATCACTAACATCTACCATGAAGACGATCAAGAACCCGACACGATCATCCTTCCAGACGGGACCGAGATCAACTACTACCCGTCATTAGCCGATTTTTACTGGAAAAGTCGAATCACCACCGAAGAATTTCTTTCTTACAGCATTACCGAAACAAATGCCGGGAAGGAGGTAAGCCATGAATAACCAACAAGCATCTATTCAAGCCGAAAAAGCCGTTATCGAATCCTGTATCCGGGACATGGAAAACATCTGTCAATCCATTCAAGGCCTTTACCCGGCCATCAACTCGAACATCCCGAACTCTCGATTCACCAACACGGAAAGTGAAGCCTGTAACTTCATCGAGTCCATTCAAGCCGCATTCGTTTCTGCCGGGAATCTCTTAACATCCGTCATCAGGAAGGAGGTAAAACATGTGTAACGACAAGCACCTGGAAGCACTCGAGGAATTGATGGACTCGTTTCTCGAACGATACACCCCCGCCGAAACGTGGCAGGAGTCAAACGAGCAATACACCTCCACGGAGATCCTTGAAATGTTCAACTCTATTTACCCGATTCCCCTGGCAGACATTTACGATCAACTGCGGGAAAAGGGATTCAAGTGTATTCCCGTACCCGGCCAAAGCAAGTTCGTCTGGCTACTGAAAACAATATAAACACCCACCCCGTTCCACCCGAACGGGGTTTTTACTTCAAAATCTGTCCTTTTTTTCACGCCCACGCTCTCCTATTTTAGCGGAAAAACAGGAGCAACATGGCAACAACAATCAAAAGAAACCTCGTTTTAAAAGAACTGGATATAAAAGAAGACCCGAGTACCGGTAAACAACGTGTTTTTTCCATTGTCTTTGACAAGAAAAACGGGGAACGCGTGTATTATCCTCGTGCCGTTTCTTGCGGTCTAAACATGGATCTGAAGACGAACCGTTGCCGGGGAATCCTTGCCGTTGACAAAGACGGGATCGCGATCTCTCACCCGACACCCGTGGGAATTGACCGGATCATCAGGTATAACAATTTAATCGTGATTTTCTAATGGCAGCGACAGTTATATATAACGATCAAGGAGCGCCATTAATGGCCTACGGGAAAAATTATTTCGCCTCGACCACGGGAATCCCGGAGAAGACGAAATACACCAAGCAAATTCAAGATATTGATGATACCGTTTCCATCGGTGGCCACGTCTGTTGCTCCTGGGGATCCGGGAACAACTTCCCGCGTGAGGCCTCTAAAATCATCAGCCGGACGGGTGTTCTAAACACCGGGTTGAAATTCATACACAAGGTGGTACTCGGTCAAGGAATTTTCCCTTGCCGTGTCAGTGGTTACGATGAAAAAGGAAACGAGAAACTGGAAATTGTCAATCATCCCGAAATCGTCAACCTGATGCAATCCCGGATGATTCGCCGTTACCTTGCCAACAGTTACCGGGACATTTTGAAATTCGGGATAGCTTTCCCGCAACTTATCCCGAATCAAGACGGTAACAAGATCGTCGGGATAAATACCATCAACGCCCTGCACTCCCGGCTAACCAAGCCCGACTTCGGCCGGATCAAAAATTGCATCGTTTCCGGGGAATGGCCAGACGTGAACTCCCAAAACATGGAAGTTTACCCGGTACTCGATAATTACGATCCCCTGGCAGATCTCGAAATTCTCCGGTATGAACGTAAGCTAAAAGGTAAATCTTTCATTTACCCTCTTCGAGACGAATGGGATAACGATGACATTTACCCCCTACCTTCCTGGTGGTCAGCCAAACTGGCGGGCTGGATTGACGTGGCAAATAAAATCCCGGCCTTTCTGGCGAAAGCGTACGAGAACCAAATTACCTGGATGTGGCACGTGAAAATTCCATACGCTTACTGGGATAAACGATTCCCGGCGGCAGATTACCCGGATAAGGCGATCCGGCAACAAAAGATCCAGGAAGAAATGGACTTGATCGAAGAGAGCCTAACCGACTCGGCAAACGCCAACAAGGCTATCTTCACGCATTACACGATCGGCACGAACGGCAAACCAGAGGAACAATGGATTATCGAACCACTGGACAACAAGTACAAGGCAGATGATAAATTGTTGACCTCGGCAGCCGCGAACTCGGAAATTCTATTCTCTCTCATGGTAAACCCGAACGTTCTCGGAGCCGGGATGCCGGGCGGAACTTACGCGGGAAATCAAGGCGGGAGTAATATCCGGGAAGCGTTTCTCGTGAACGTGGCGATGGCATGGCTTGACAGGCAAAACATACTGGACCCGATCGAGGCCATGTTACAATTTAACGGCATAAAGGACATTCAATTGAGATTCAGGAACACCATATTAACCACGCTGGACACCGGTTCCGGCACGCGAAAAGTAATATCATGATCTTCTCGACAGACAAAACCCTCCTTTCACGGGAAATTCAAGAATTCCTCCCGTTCGCGTCGAACTACGACCTGGAACGCGTGATCCCGTTACTGGAAGACACGGAAAAAAATTTCCTTGTCCCGCTCCTCGGCACGGATTTACATGACCGTCTAACGAAAGACATGGAAACGTGTATCGAGGAAATCAAGATGTGCCGGAAAGCCGTGTCCAATATCATGGTTTACATGAATTTCACCTTACTAAACACGCAAATTCTCCCGGGTGGGTTCACACGAATCAGCGGGGACAACACGAGTTCCTTGTACAAGTACCAGGAAGAAGACTTGAAAAAGATATTCCGGCGTAACGGTTTCGATCAACTTGATGTTATCGTTGAATATTTCGTGAAGAACCTGGAACACTTCCCGGAATTCAAAACATCAGATTATTATATTTCCGGACAAAACGAGGTAATACCGGATCGTTTCGTGTTCGCGAAGTATTATAAAGCGGTGTCACACGTCGTTTTCAAGCACCTCCAACCATTCATCCACCGGGCTATCGACTTAGACATCTCTCCCGTCATCACGATAGACGAGACGGTTTTGAAAGATACCAACCTTTTAAAACTGATCCGTCCGGTAGCGATTTATCTCGCCGTGGCATACGCCATCGAGGATTCGGGGGTTAATATTGACGAAACGGGTGTTTGGCTTGAAAACAAGGTTCCAGCGGACGGGATCATCGAGAGAAACCCGTTATCGACAGGGGCAACCGAAAACCTGGTCGCACGCTACCGGGAACTCGCCTCCCGGTACATGGATCATCTCACGAAAGAAGTTTCCGGGGCATCGGAAAACATTAACGTGTACGCCAGGGATAACAAGAACAAGAAAACTATTTGGATGTAAATCAAAATATCATGAACAACATCAAGATAACATATCGTCGTTGGCTCCGGGAAAAGAGTATTGAAACAACCTTCCCGTCATGCTGGTCCGAGATGACACCAAGGCAATTCCTTGCCTTAACCTCTCGCCCGGATGATCATGAATTACTTGCCATCATGCTGAATATACCCAAGCGAATCGTGAAACGGTTTTCGTTATTACAAATTCACGAGCTGGCGAACCTTTTCGACTTCATAAAACGAGATCAAAAAGTTTCGTCATTCTCGTTATCCACTCTCCGGATCCCGAAATCGGGAATTCTCCATTCCCCGAACCCGAAATTGCAAGAAATGCCATTCATGCAGTTCGTTTACGTGGATACTTTTTACATGAGTTACGCCACAAATCCTCGATTCGAGACACTATGCAAGCTCGTATCTTACCTGTATTCACCAAAAACAGGTTTCAACAAACAGACAGCTGACAACAATATCGACAAGATTAAAAAACTAGACAGGAATACACTAGAGGCCATATCGTTGAATTACGGTCTTGTTCGGAAGTGGATCACGGAACGTTACCCGCTAGTTTTCCCGAAACAATCTAGCAAGAGAAAAAGTCATGATTCTTCTTGGCTTGACGTGTTTGATAACATCGTCGGGGATGATTTGAAAGACCGGGATAAATACGCCGAAGTCCCCGTGAACACGGTATTCAGGTTCATCACGAAAAAAATCAAGGAGGGAAGGAAATGAAACAAGAATATTCTGATATAGCGAATTATTTTCAAGACCTGGCAGGAAAACACAAGGAAATAAAAGAATTCAAACGTTACGAGCTGGATGAACTTCTTTCAAACGCCATGTTCACGAGTTACCCGGCTCTCGTGCTAGAAGGGTTTGACTTTGATTTTTCCGGGTCCACGCCCGACAACGTGTTAAAAAACCGGACGGGCGGGTTTAATATCGTGATTCCCTGCAACATCAACAATGCAGAGGAAAGAACTCGAACCCTTGATCATCTCGAAACAATCGGGGACCAGTTCATCATGAAAATAGCGAAAGACAAGAAAGAGCGTCATCCCTTGCTTGCCACTTTTGACCTGTCTTCCGTTGAAGGGATCCATTTCGCGAACCCGGTTCATGGAATCGTGTTTTGCCGTTACACCTTCACGCTAAGAACAAAAATCGTAGAGGATCTATCAGCATGGGAGTAGAATTATTAAAAATACCGGCAAAACTAGCGCCTTCCGGGAATCCCATGAACTTCAAAGTTCGAGCGGGGAATTACGCCATTGAAGGCCATCAACTCACCGCGCAGATCCAAATCGAAACGGTTCCTGACAGCGGGATTTTTCACGCCTTACCCGTCATGAACCTGGATCCCGATGAGACGGGAGTGGCAGATTTAGACGTTAGCACGATCATTCACCGGAGAATGCAAACAGAGTTGCCGGCTTTCGAGGATTCTCGTGTTACCCGTCTTTTAAAATCAACGATCCGTTACAAGGTGCTATTCTCGGAATATTACGGGGAACAATCAGCAACGAAAGAAACGAGTATTCTAACGGCCATTAAATGCCGTTTGAACTTCTATAATTATCCCCTCGAAACGATCGAGGATTACGTCGTTCAAGGCAAGAACTACCTGTCTCACCGCCCGGAGATCATCGAGACTCGCCCCGGGGAGATTCATTATCTCGTGGTATTAGCCTTGTACACGGACACGTACACGGTTAAGCTATCCGCCCTGTACACGGATGGTTCTGAAGACACGATAGACTTGCATACCTTCACTCCCGTCACGGAATACAACGTGTTCGCGATTCCGTCCGGTTTGAAACACTTGAACCTCGCCAAACCAGGTGTTTCACTCGTTTCTTACACGATATGGGTCGAGAATTCCTCTAACGAGATCGCTTTCAAGAAAGTCACGTTCAAAGTGTTTCCTTACAACCCGGCAAATCGTTGTTTCCTATTCGGGAATCTACTCGGGGGCATTGATACCGTGATCACGGAGAGTCAATCCGATTCACTGAAAGTGGAGCGAGAAACCTTTCAAAAATACCTACCCATGGATTACAAGGCTAACTGTTATAACATCACGACATTCGTGTCCGGGTACACGAATATTTTCGAGGCATCGACCGGGTATATCAGCCGGAAATTGGCGGAAGTATGCAAGGAAATGGCCATCAGTGAAACCGTGTTCCTGGTTGGAATGAAATCTTTTATCGCTGTTAATATTGACAAGGGAACTTTTGATATCGCTAACGACAAGGAAGATCTTCAATCATTCTCGTTCAAGTATTCCCCGGCGTTCGAAAAAGATCTAATATTCCTTTCTGTCGGAGCGAGCGAATCTTATTCAGATAACGATTATAATGAAGACTATGACTAGCCTGGAAGAATTAAAACAATTGATCGACTATATTCATCGTCGATTACCGGATGAAGAGAAAATCGACGCCGCGGAACATAATCGTATCCTTAAAACTCTTGTTGACACGCTGGCCGGGATCGGCGCGAACGTGTTTTTAGGCATCGCCACAGCCGAGACTATACCGGAACAATCCCCGGCTATCAAATGTTTTTACCTGGCAACAAAGAAAGGAAATTACCCTCGTTTCGGGGATCTTGTTATAAACAGTCCCCTCGCCGTAATCTACTGGAACGGCTTTGACTGGGAGAAACACGAGATCGAGGTTTCTGTAAATGTTAATGTAGACATAAATGATTACATTGATTTAAGCAATTACGCTAAACTAACGGCAGATAACGAGTTCGTGGGGAATCAGAAAATAATCGGTTCCCTCGAAACAGGTGAAACACGAGGTAAACTTCGGCCAGTCGCAAACCGGAACCGGGAAATGACGGATGGAGAAGCCGTCGTGTGGGATACACTACTTCAAATCATCAAGACTGTAAAACAAGTTCCTGATTCTATCTTGTGGGATGGTAATGCTTTTGATGATCACCTGGATCAAGCCGTCCGTACAATTGATAACGTGAAATTCAAGAGCGTGATCTCAACCGATTTCGAGAGCAAGTTAAAGGGGTGGCTCATCGATGTTCTTGGTAACGCCGAGTTTCGGGACGTGTTACTCCGCTCGTTCAAGAGTTGGAACTTTGCCGCCGGTCCCCTCGGTGCCGGGGTAGGGATGGTGAACGATGACGAGTTACAGACGGATAAACTTCTTGTCCGGAAAATCATGTTCGTCCTTGAAATGATGGTCCAACGAATGAAATTCCAAGGCGGTATAATGGTGTTAAGCCCGGCGACGGGGTTCAAGATTAACCGTGTTGAAATTTTCGACACTTACTATCGTGTTTATTGCAGGCCGGAGGACGTCAACGAGTTCGAGGTGAACGATCAAGCGAGGATACAGAACTTCACGGGTGACAACATAAAGTACCTATGGGCTCTAACTCTATCCAAGGGTGACGATTACATCGACATCTCCCGGATCGACAAGGACGGTGACGGTGTACCAGCCGAGGGGGACGAGATTGTCCAGCTTGGTAACAGGACTAACCCGGATCGACAAGACGCTGTATTATTATCGGCGGTGAACGGTGAGGTTGGCATATTTACTTATTACGGTATAAACAGCTTTGACCTTTCAAGCAAGGAGGGATCATGGCTAGGGAAGCACGGGGAGAAGAAAGGGGCCGTCATCCGAGGAGAGGTTCACATAACGACCGGGTCATCCGGTCTAGAGCAATTCGACGAGTACGAGGATGTTGACAAGCGTATACAGGACGCTCAAAATTCGGCAGATTCAGTTCAAGACGTGGTGAATAACCTCATTTCCATAATCATTCCCGATTTACAGGGTCAGATAGACGGTAGTATAATGTCGCATGAAGGGACGGTACCACCGACGTTGACGAACGAGCCGGCGGTGAACTGGACCACGGAAGAAGAGAAGAATCGCCACATCGGGGATTACTACGATTACTTCTTGACCTTTGACGGGGAGAAGGTGACGGAGAGGTACAAGTTCTCCAAGTTAAACGGGGTCTATCAATGGGTACGTGTTGCAGATTCCGGTTCCGCTCTAGCCGCTAGTGTCGCCAGAGAAGCCCTCGGGCTTGCTGGTACAAAGGCAACGATCACTTGGGGAGATACACTCCCGGCCGTCCCGTACAACATTAACGATGTATGGATAAAGACGAACGGATCCATGTATATCTGTAATCATCAAAGATTAGAAGGTGAAACGGGTTCTCAATCCGACTGGCAGTTGTTCAACGATACCCAATTAAGACTGGCACAAATGGCGGCGGATAACGTCATATCAATAGAAGAGAAGCCATCCTTACGAGACACGTGGGATCAAATTAAAGAAGAGTTCAAGGCTTATCAAGCACAGGCAACCAAGTACGGTGTTTCTATAACTGCCCTTCAAAACGCTTACAACACGCTGGACACTTTCTTGACGAGCACGGTTAAAATATCTCAAGACGAGGACACCAAACTGTCCGTGGCGCAGAAGACCGAGTACAACCAAGACTTCGCGAATTACTACTCCGAGCGTACCACATTCGCTAACGTCATAGCTCAAAAGATAGCGGACGGGGCGGTCGGAAACATCCAGTTCGGCATGGTAAATTTGCTCAAGGGGAGCAACGTGGAGCTGGGGGCGCAAAAATACAATATTGGCATATATTATTTCGACAAGAAACCAGAAGTTGGGAAGACATACACGTTAGTAATATGCTACTCGATAGGAGAAAATAACACGCATATTGGAGCGTATCAAGATGGTGGGAGTTATCTTATTTCTAATTTTGCAACTAAAGGAAACAAGATTATTGAAAGTAAAACGTTCAAGTATTCGGCTCCCAGTTCTCCCAATAATATGTCGTTCTACCAGTTCCCAAACGGTACTTACGGCTCAAAGGTTCACTGGGCTGTTTTGGTAGAGGGCAACAAGGGACCATCGGGTTGGGTTCCAGCTTTATCAGAGCAAGGGGAGGAAGCGGCAAAGGAGGCGGTGGATAGCATGAAAATTACTAGTCGTAACTTGTGGATATTGAAAAATGTTTGCAGTTACGCATCTTCAAATGTTCATCCAGATCGAAAACCTTTTACAATTGACAATTACAAGATAATTGTTGATAAAAATCCAGCAGATTTGATCGGGTGTAACATTAAAGCCCCGGGAAGTAAAGTTGTTGTTAGTGGAAAGACTAATCTTGAAAAGATAACACCTTATTACACTTGTAGGGATAGTAATGGTTCGGTAATAAAATCACAAACAAGCATGAATATCGCTGTTAGTGATGGACGTTTCGAGTTCTCTATAAATAACATCCCGGCTAATACAAGCGTTATGGCGCTAGGACTTGGATATTATCCTTTCGCTTCTGCATACTGGCTTGACGAGGTTAGTGTTGTTAGTGGTGATAAGTCCGTGGGATTTACTCCTTCTCCCGAAGACGTGCAAAAAGAGATTGATGACGTGAGTAATGCCGTTACCAACTTGAACACCACGATCAACGGGGCTTTCAAGGACGGGATCATTAGCGAGGCGGAGGCGAAGGCGATAGCGTCAAATATAAGCATCTTGAACGCGGAAAAGGCAGATATTGATAACGCTTACACTCCATTGTATAATAGTCCTTACTTGTTATCCGGCACCACGGCGGCGACGAATTTATCCAGTGCTAAAACCGCGTACAACACCGCTCACTCGGCATTGATAACAGAGATTAACAAGGCAATCGCTGACGGTAAAACTACACCGGAAGAGAAGGCGAACGTGGACACTAAATTCACGGCTTACAACTTGGCTCTTGGAACATACAAAAAGAGGGTCGAAGAAGCAAACAAGGCTATTCAAGACCAGGTTAAAGCGTTAGCGGAACAGGACGCCACGAACAAGGTGGATAACATTCAAGTGGGAGGAACGAATCTATTCCCCGTGTCTAAACTTAACAACGTGGGATGTAGAGGAAATTCGAGTAAAGAAGGAAATGGAACAGAAATAATTTTTAAATGTAATAATCCCAGTACATGGGCAATATTACCTGTTTCAATTCCAACGGCACTTGTCCCGGTAAACACGGATTTCGTCATATCGATGGACATAAGGAACACCAACGGTTTCGGGTATGAAGTCACGGCAACTAGCGGTACGCCGACGCTTATTTCAATAGTTAAATTCGAAAATACTACAAACGAGTGGAAAAGAGTTTATAAAGTATTCAATTCTGGCAACAAGGCTAATATCGGTGGCATAAATTTGTGGGGTGTAGGCGATGTTAGGCATATAAAGATTGAAATCGGGAATAAAGCAACAGATTGGTCTCCTGCTCCGGAGGATGTAGATCAAGCTATTCAAGACGCTATCGCCAAGACGATAGACATCACCGCCCCTTCACAGGTGTTCAAGTACGGGGCGGGTTACACGGGTACCCCAACGCCATCGTCGATAGTTTTGACGGCTAACCCGAGAAACTTCACGCCCACGTCATATCAATGGCAATACCTGAACGGCAGTACTTGGACGAACATAAGCGGGGCGACCTCTTCGACTTATTCGGTAGCACCCGGGAACACGACCCTCTTCCCCTCCGGCACGAACGTCAGGACGTTCAGGTGTATTTGTGACGGGGACGAGAAGTTGTCGGATAGTTTCACGCTGGCGAAACTCGCGGATGGAGCAACCGGGAGCAAGGGCGACAAGGGAGACACGGGGGCGGACGGTAAGGGTATCAAGAGTAGTGTTATCACCTACCAAGCCTCGACCTCGGGTACGACGGTGCCTACCGGGACGTGGAGTAGTAGCATTCCCGCCGTGGCGGCAAACCAGTACCTCTGGACCCGCACGATTATCACTTACACGGATGACACGACAAGCACGTCTTATTCTATCGGAAAAATTGGAGCTACGGGGAGCAAGGGCGATAAGGGTGACACTGGTGCGGCAGGTAACGGGGTGAAAAGCACCACTGTAACGTATCAAGCTTCAACATCAGGAACGACCGTTCCCACTGGCACTTGGGGAACAACCATTCCTTCCGTTGCTGCCAATCAATACTTGTGGACTAGGACCGTCATAACTTACACCGATAATACAACGAGTACATCATACTCGATAGGAAAAATAGGAGCAACCGGGGCAACAGGTGCGGCTGGTAAAGACGCTTACACGGTATTGCTGACTAACGAGGCTCACGCCTTTGCCGGTTCAACTGCTGCCGCCTTGGCTGGGTCGACAACCTGCGGCGTGATAGCGTACAAGGGTACCGGGCAAGTGGCGGTAACGATCGGGACAATAACGGGTTTGCCTGCTGGGATGACTACCAGTATAACGGGCAACGGGACAACTACACCGGTGATCACGTTTACCGTTACAACTAGCATGAAAACGGCGAGCGGGACGGTAAGTATCCCGGTGACGGTAGACGGTAAGTCTTTTACACGTGTATTCTCTTACTCGATCGCTTTCAAGGGTGCCACGGGTGCAACCGGGAGCAAGGGAGACAAGGGTGACACGGGAGCGGCCGGTAAAGGTATCAAGAGTAGCGTTATCACCTACCAAGCCTCGACCTCGGGTACGACCGTTCCCACTGGGACATGGAGTAGTACTATTCCAGCCGTGGCTGCCGGTTCTTACTTGTGGACGAAGACGGTAATAACTTACACGGACAACACGACAAGCACGATGTATTCTGTCGGTAGGATGGGTACGAACGGCACGAACGGTAACGCCGGGAACGGGGTGAGTAGTACCACTATAACCTATCAAGCCTCGACATCAGGCACCACGGCACCAACGGGTACATGGAGCAGTAGTATCCCCTCTGTTGCGGCGGGTTCTTATCTTTGGACGAGAACGATAATTAGTTACACTAATGGTACGACTTCTACAATTTACTCGGTGGGAAAAATGGGAAATACCGGGGCGCAGGGACAACCGGGGGAATCAATCAACGGGAAGATGTTGCATAAAGACCCGGAATTTAAAGTAGGGTTAAACGGGACTAAAACGTATGGAGCGCAGAATGGCGGGGGAACCGTGGTAATATCTCGCACGAAAAAGTCAACAGGTCAAAATCAAGCTGGATCGTTAACATCCACCGAGGCGGCAAAAATAAAGGAAAAACTAGCGGGTTCCCCGTACTCGGAATCGGACTGGTGCTTGTACATTAAAGCGTACGGTGGCACGTCAACAGGTCATCTAGGGGGATTCTACTTCAGTAATCCATCGAGAGCGAATGCCGTGTTCATCGTTAAAGTTAGTGCTAAAATTCCAGTCGGTTACACGCTTAAAAACGCTCACAATTCGCATGGAACTGGTTACAAGCAGGAATTTTTAACCCCCATGGCGGGAACGGGGAAATACGAGACTTACATTTTCAAGGAAACTTGCGGTTCAACCGGAACTTTTAGCACGGTGAATCATCTTTACCTTTCTGGCCCGGTGACCACCGAGGCCGCCCCTTGCGAGTGGTTCGTGGACTACGCCACGGTCATCGATCAAACGGCAGACGGGTATTCTGACATCGAGATTGTCACGAAAGATTCTTTCGCCACGCAAATGGGGTACACCAGTTTCCAGGACATGATCGATCAAACGGTGGCG